ATAGGGCAGGAACTGCCCGAATCTACGCACGGGGAGATACCTCCATCGGGGACATGGCAATTGACATGTCTAGATGTGTATCGTTGAAGCGTGAAAAGTTTCAAGACAATTTGGTCTTGGAAGCCCACGGGTCTTTAGCCCGTGGGTAGTTCACTTGACTGAGATTAGGTCTCGGTAATCACGGATGCATTTGTCAGGATCGGCGTGATACCGTTGCCGGTCACGATTGACGGGGAAACGGTGCCTGCCCACAGAAGCGGCGTCGCGCCGCTTAGTGCGGTGCCGACCGACCAGTTTGTGACAGTGCCCGATCCGCCAGTACCGGCCGGGAACGTGATGTTCGCCACCGGAGTCACGGTGTTGTTGGTGACCGCCCAGCCAGCGGCCGACCGTACGACACCGACGCGGGCATAGGACGTATAGGTCGCTTCCGAAGCGTTCTGGGTATTCACCGTGCCTGAGCCAGCGACAGTCGTCGGGTCGGCGGTATGAAGCGCAACGTAAAGAGTTGCTTGAGTTCCCGCAGCAGAAAACAGGGATGCGTTTGTCGTCCCCTGAAAAATCAACTGAAGAAACTGTTGGTCGAATGCTAAGCCCTTTGGCATAATAAAGTCCTCTTAATTAAGATTAGATTGCGTCGCAGATCATATTTATAATGGTTTAGTAGGTAGCTGTCGCGGTGAACGAATATGTCGTGCCCGACGTCGCAGTTGCAGCCAATGTCAACACGCCGGTCGCGGTGTTCAAATTGAATTCGCTTGCGCCAGAGCCGCTGATTGCCCAGGTCGGAGACAGATTAATCGTTCCCGTGCCGCCACCGATCGGTCCCTGTGTCGTCATCGTCAGGGTTCCGACCTGCGTATTAGTCGTGAAGAATGACGTAATCGGCGTGCCTGCCGGTTGATCCACGGCAATCACCGGAATTGGCGAAGCGCACGACGTCCAACCGCCAGTGCCGACAACCCCGTTGCTGACACTGGTACCATTAAAATACCACCAGTTAAGCGAGGTGTTTTGCTGATAAAGCGTGTGATTGATGTAGTATAGTTGCGCCACCGCTGCGGTACTGGTCGTTTGCACGACCGTTGCGCCGCCGTTGATCGATAGGGCTGCGTAGTAGGCACCGGCAGTACCCGATAGACTCCATGAGTAGGTCGATCCGGCAACCGTCGGCGTAGCCGATCCGCTGATCAGTCCGCTCGCTGGCGAAGTCAAGACCTTGCCATTGGGCGACTCAGCCGATACCGTGACCGCCTGCGTAACCACAATCGGAGAATTCGACGCGCCGGGTTGCGAGGCCGTAATTGTCAGGGTTGCACTGTTGCCGCTTCCAAGCACCACATTGTTCACCAGATTGCCGTTCGACCAGCCATAGGAGGTCGGGGATACCGACACGGTACCACTGAACACGCCGGGGGCTACCGAAACCGTCAAAGATTCGATAGCGGTACCGGATTGCTGTCCACCCGCAAGCGAAATCGCGGGAACAACCTGTCCATTAGTGTATAATGTGCCGCCGATGTTGATGCCTTGCAGCGTTGTTACACCGGCGGTCGATACGCTGAACGCATTGCTGGCGGCGGTGACCGTCGGGGCGTCCGCGTCGCGCACCGTAACCGTTTGCGTGGCATTCGTATAACCGGATGGAAACGGCGGATGCACGAACGACCAGTCTTGAGTGCCGACACCGGCATTCGAGATCACTGGTTTCCAGATTGGACTACCGGAATCCTGATATTGCAAAGTCGGGAACTGCGACGCCTGCGGAGTCGGCACGAAACCGATGGTCGTGGTGCCTGCATTCAGCATTACGCCAGCGATCCGATAGGTTGCGTTGATCGCAGCGCCACCGCCGATATTCAACAGAAACGACGGACGAATGGAGGTTGCAGTGCTTCCGGTCGTGAAGGTATAACTATAGAATGTCGGCGTTGACGGCGGCGATCCAGCCGAGGTTGTATAAGCATTATTGGTATAGACGCCGGACGCATATTCCCAAGCAGCCAGTCCGACATTCGCAATATTCGCGTTCGTGCCACCGACTAGTCCGATATATGCACTCAAATAATAGGGGCTTGACGCCGATACCGGAATGCCGGTAGTCGTGTCAAAATAAATCGAACCGGCCGCGGTAGGATTACCCGACAACTGTATGTCGATATAGGGCAACAATGTCGTCGCATCCGTGCCGAAACCGACCACGGTTTGCGTCAATCCCGGGATCGAATTGCCCCAGTTTGCGGGCAACGTGCCGGGCGTGCCGGTTATCGCACCCTGTCCTTGCGGCGTACTGATACGGATCAGGTTGGTGGACGATGCCTGCGACCAGTCGGCATAGGCACCCGATACCATGAACGCGGCGAGATTTTGCTGCGGCGGAATGGTTTGCACATACAACGATTTAACCGTAGGCAGGGGATTGGTTTGCGTGCCAGAAGAATATCCGTTGTTCGGCGCACCCGATCCTTGATATTGATACCAAGTCGCACCCGCGCCGTAATACTGCCAAAAGTAGTGATTGAAATAGCAAATCGCGGTTACGCCGCCGGTAGGCGGATCGATCACGCCATTGCCGCCCAATCCACCGATGATCTGTCCCGGATTGGCAGTCATAGAGAACGTAATCAAACCGCTATTGGCGACCGTTGCGTTTGCGGCAGGTGCGGTACCCGGCGTCGCACTGGCATAGATGATATTACCGGCACTGGTGAAATAGGTGCCGTTAACGCTCTCATAAACAACCGACGGGATGGGAGAAACGACCGCAGTCCATACCCCGGCACTCGCCCACATATACCACTGCCCGGCAAAGTTTTCATAATACAACGTATGATTAGCGTAATATAGCTGGATCGCCTGTGTCGTTGTGTCGGCAACACCGTTATAAACGACCCGAAAGTTGCTGTCGATGTCAAAACTATTCAACGCCCCGGTCGGAACCGATCCGGGGATATTAGACGCATAGATAATCGGAATAGAGGATGCAATCTGCGGCGAATAACTGCCAGAACTCGTTTCCGTTGCGCTGCCATATCCAACGGCATTATCAGCGCCGGTCGCGCCGGATGCCACCGCCGCAACGGCAAACAAATAATTTGTGATCGCAAGATCGGCACCGGTCGCGCCGCCACCGCTTGTCACGGACGTTGAATTATCTTTCAATACCCCGATGTCGGTGCCAGTCACGCCGGATGCCGTGCCGACGCTCTGAAACGCCCCGCCAGCAGTATCCAAGCCGGTAACATTGCTACTGCCGTAAGCCGAACCAACCATAATGGCGTTGTCGTAGGCATACCCCTGCAATACCGAGGCACTGCCGGATGCATTGCCGACAGTCTGGGCTTGGGATAAAGTGCCATAACTATACGCATACGCATAGCCTTGACCACGGGCAGTACCGGGGATAAAATCCGATATTGACGAGATAGCAATCGCCGTTCCGCTACCGGATGCGACTGCGGGAACTCCAAACGTACCTGTAATCAATGAGTACAGGTAAGCGAAGTTGGCGTTGAGGGCTTCGGCAACGCCTGCTGACTCGCCCGGGAAAAACGGTTGTAAAGAGGTCATATTCTGATTTATCCTAACGGGTCGTAGTCGATTCCGATTTGCGTAGTATCATCAAGGATCAAAGTTGGAAGAGCGCTGCCGCTCCAGGTGATCATGCCAATGGCACCACCATTGCCGCTCGCATATCCGTTCGCCTGTCCGACAGTCAATGTCTGCGATTGTGCATAGGCGTTGCCGCTTCCGTTCATGCTGCTGCTACCGATCCTGATAATAACATTCGATATCGCATTGACAAATGGATTGCCATAACCGATACCGACAAACGGCACATAAGTCGGGATCGTCGTCGGGATCGCACTATTAAACGTCAAATAGCTGTTCTGCGGTTGTCCGTTGACATTGCTGATTGTCACGGTCAAATTGCCGCCCTGCGGGACAGTACTCGCGCCGGTCACGGTGAACACCTGATTGGTCGTGCTATTGACGACGACATTGGTTAAGCCGGGGATCGGTGTGCCATTTGCCAAAACAGTTGCGGTGAAATAACCGCCGTTGGTGCCGACATTGGCGGTCAATGTTTGCAGCGTGACCGCATACGGGGCGGCGGCGGTGATCGTATAAGGACCGGGTGTGACGGTATTACCGCCGCCCCAACTGATCGTTGCTGAGGTGCCGAATGCCGATCCGCCGCTCTCCAGGTAACTCAACAGGCTGAGTTGCGCCTGCAAATTGCCGATCTGATTTTGTAAAGCAATGAACGCATTGTTCAGCGGTACAGCAAAAATGCGATCCCCCGGCGACCACGGGAAACTTGGTAGATTGGTCGGGACAATCGTTGTTTGGGTACCCATTATCCCACCACGCTTTCATCGAGAGTAAAGGCGCCTTCGTAGATGCCGCCGACACCATGCATCGGCCAGCCACCGCCGACACGACTCAAACCACTTGGCATCATCAAACTACCAACACGATGGTTTGCCACAGAAATGTTGTTCATGGCGACTTTCGCCAATGCCACAACACCCGGAGTAACCGGCAATTGATACATCATCTGAATTCGCGCCGTCAGATTATATAACAATGCCTCGAAATACTCCGGAGGTAAGGCAAACTGCGTGGTCAGCGTCGGAAATTCCTGCAAGGTTTCTTTGATAACAAGATGCACTTCGAACGATTCATTCGGAATCGGCCACACATAGAGCTTGCCATACGGCAACGCGGCGTCATAAAATGCTACAACCGGAAAACTTTGCAATGATTTCAGAGCAATACCGGCATATTCTTCATAAGTTTCCATGATCGAAAGAGGGTAATCGACCGGATTACTGCCATTGCCGACGATGTATTGATTGGGATTGCCGATGCGTTGCGGAAGCCGCGCATAAGCGTCCTGCAACCGATCCGGACGGGTGACATTGAAATCCGCACCGATGCCAACGGTATAATACTGCTGATTTGATGATTGATGCGATATATCCACCAAATGATAGATCATCCAGCGATTCTGTTGCCAACTGGCAATCATACCATTCAATAACATCAAAGCGTCATTGGCGTCCTCGGCGGACGGAGTCTGTGAAACCGCAAGCACGCCCGCCATTTTCAGCGACAGTTTGATAATGTCCAGCGCGGTTGCAGTAATACTCACTCGATTTCTTCCTTGCTTAACGCATTCGCGGTGCTGTCAGCGTCCGCCGTCGCTACCGCTTTCTTTTTCTTTTCAACGACCGGTGGAGATACAACCCTCCGCTGATAACCGTGCGTCGAATGCGCAATAGTTTCTTCAATATGCGCTTGGATTTCTTCTGGTGTTGCCATAGTTGTTCCGTCCATATGGCTGTATTTATCGCCTTGCGCCAGAAAACCCCCGGGTCTTTAGCCTGGGGGATGAATCAAATCCAATGGGATAAGAACTCGGTCAAAATACCCAAATTGGGCAAGATGCAATGGAAGAAACATCGTCCATTAGCCGGTAAGTTGATCTCGACTACGACCAAATACGAAGGCGGTCATTGGTGGATCGTAGTTCTTTGTGAAACTAAGAAACCAGTCCGGCTGATCGGAACAGATGTGGGTGGGATTGATCTCGGCTTGAAGGATTGGGTGGTCACTTCGGATGGCGAGGTGTTCGACATTCATCCGTCTTTGCTCAAAAGGGAAAAACTGGTTAAGAAAGAACAGCGAAATCTATCAAACAAGGTCAAAGGAAGCAACAATCGAACGAAGCAGCGCAAGAAGCTGCAAAGAGCGCATATGAAAGTCCGATATGCGCGTAATGATAATGCTCACAAGGTGAGTGCTGCGATAGCCAAGCAGTACAGTTGTGTAGCGGTGGAAGACCTGAATATCAAAGGCATGCTGAAGAACCATCATCTCGCGAGAAAGATTGCGCAGGTATCTTGGGGTCAATTGAAATCATATTTGGGCTATAAGACCAATGTGAAATCGGTTAATCGCTGGTATCCTTCGAGCAAGACGTGCTCAAGATGTGGACATGTGCAAAAGATGCCGTTGCAGATCAGGACATTTGAATGTGATGGCTGCAAATTCGTGATCAATCGAGATTGGAATGCAGCGATCAATTTGAAGAATATTACCTTTGGAACGAAGGAAAATTACGCTTGTGGAGATACCTCTGTCGGGGATTTGGCATATGACAAATCTAGGTATGTATCGAAGAAGCAGGAAAAATTCAAGGCGTTGTCGGACAGCAGTGTCCAACAATTTGGCTTAGAAGCCCACGGGTCTTTAGCCCGTGGGTAGTTCACTGTGATAGATTAGACAATATCACCGATAATAACGGCCCACTCCGCCCGGGGCCAAATATAGCCGTAGAGTATATCCAGCCTCGTGAGCCACTGATCAGAAAGAGTGATGTAATCGCGCACCATACGAATGGAAATACCATCATATGCTTCACGTCCCGCAGCAACGACCGCTGAAGTAGGCAGTTCAAGGTCGGCAGTGGCCAAAGTTACGGCAGTGGGATGAAATGCGAAATTCTTACGATAGCTGGATGCCGTGACCACCGGAGCAATCGCTGCGTTAGTCGCGGGCGAGGCAGTAACGGTCTGATACGCCTGCGACACGCCAGTCACGGCAGGGTTCAGCGGCGGATAGATCGAGATCGACGTGCCAGAGTTGGCAACCGGTGCCGTCACTACAAACTGCTGCAATGTGCCAGTCGATGCTTTGTTCAACCGATTGACGCCATACACGCCAGCGATGGTGATAATGTCACCCACCACAAGAGTTCCGGTAATCGCAGACACGGTCAGAGTAGAACCGCTCTGGTTCGCGCCGTTCATCGTTCCGGAAGCGAACGTGCCGCACGTATGCAACAGCACGGTCTGATCCATCGCCCAGTCGAACCCGAGCACGTTCTGCGCAATCAAACCGACTTTGTATTGCTTGCTGATCTCCGCCTGCGGATTGAACAATCCGGACAGAGTGCCGACGGTACGAGCCATCGTCAACGGATCAGCAATAATATTGCGATTAGAACGAGGAGCCGAATTGATATCAAGCACCGCGCCCGCCTGCAACCACGTCGCCGCCACCGGAGAAATCAAAGAACCGGAATAGTTTTGCACGTAGTTGGGAATGGATTCCGCACCGGTCATCACATCCTTCGCGACATACGCCGCGAGATCGTTCACCATCGGATCGAGAATGCGATACGCAAAGTCATCCATGCTCAACGCCAAGTCTTGCGAAGTAAACGCTACGTCAACACCGGCCTGAGTGCCAATCGTCAACGTAATCTGGTTTTCGTTGGTGTTCTGCGGAACGGCGGTCTGACCCGTTCTGACAATATAATCATTCGGTAGCCGAATGCGTAGCTGAGAACCAATTTTAGCACCGGTCTTTGCGAATTGATCATCATACTGACGGTCAACCATTTGTAGAAAACTATTCGCATTTCTGAATAGCTGAATAGCCTTACGAGTGATGCCGCCGATTGTTAAAAGGCTGTTCGCCATTTGTAATATCCCTGAGAAAAAGAGTGATTGATAGTCTATTTTAGTTCTTCTCCGGGGCGGGCGACCGGGCTATACACGCCTTTAGTCATTTCTCAGCAGATCATGGGACGCTGGCAACCAGTGTAGCCTATTTAGCAACGCGGCGGGAACCGCCCGTGTCACTCGTGACATCAACCACAAATTAACTACTGAATTGGTCATATTGGCGAAGAATACCAATCAAGGTATTCGGATGGAAGACCTGAAGAAC